ACTTACGCAACTTTAACACATACAGGCAACGAGGTAACCTATGCTAGTTTATGGGCTTTTATTAATAATAATTGTGGTGGTAGTATGGCTAACGCACAAATAGTACCATTACCTAATTGCAAATTACAACAGGCTAACCCTGTGCCATTTGGTTATGGTGGTAAGCCCAACGGTGTTAGGGCAATAATACAAAATGCCATGTTACATGGTGTTAAAAATAAGCAAACAGGTAAGCTTTGTAACCTTGTTAGTACTAGCCTAGCAGTTGGCAAGCCATTAGGGCATAGCAGTATAAAACCTAATTGTTTGTTAGCCCTGTTAAATGGTGGTTATAGCCCTAGTAGTAGCAGTTGGGGTACACCTTTTATAAAACTTGTTAGCACTATGCCAACAACAACTAAGTAACTTAGGTTACCCCCTAGCCCTGCTAGCCTATAGGTTAGCAGGGTTTTTTGACGCCACCCCTAGAGACTTTTAGGCAAGCCCTATCAAGGGGGCTTGCCATGTTCCTCGCAAAATTTGTGACGTCAAAAAATTATTAAACCAGTACCCCCCTTATCCAGAAAAAGGTCATAGGTTCATTGCTCTATAAAAATTTTTGATATATAAAAAAATAATGGCTATGGATATTGATTTAATACCAGAGGATCGTTTAAAGCATTTTGCGAACTTAATGCAGAGAGCGAAGGAGATGGAAGATTCCGAGTTAGCCCAGAAGGATTTTTTAACTTTTGTGGAACAGACTTGGGATGGATTTATTCATGGACGTCACCATAAGATTATGGCAGAAAAGTTTAATCGAGTGGCGACGGGAGAGTTAAAGCGTGTAATAATAAACATGCCCCCTAGACATACTAAAAGTGAATTTGCGAGTTTTATGCTTCCAGCATGGTTAATGGGTAGGAACCCTATGTTAAAGATTATGCAGACAACGCATACGGCTGAGCTTGCTTTTCGTTTTGGACGTAAGACTCGTAACTTAATGAATAGCCAAGAATATTTAAAAGTTTTTCCAAAAGTAACTTTACGTTCGGATTCCCAAGCAGCAGGTCGTTGGGAGACGGATAAAGGTGGTGAGTACTTTGCTGCTGGAGTGGGAGGAGCTGTTACTGGTCGAGGTGCAGATTTATTAATTATTGATGATCCCCATTCCGAGCAAGATGCTTTAAGTCCGACGGCTTTAGAACATGCTTATGAATGGTATACTTCTGGTCCGCGACAGAGGTTGCAGCCAGGAGGAACGATAGTAATTGTGATGACGCGATGGGCTGAGAATGATTTAACTGGTAAATTATTAAGACAGCAAGCGAGAGATATACTGGCTGATAAATGGGAGATAATAGAGTTTCCTGCGTTAATGCCGAATGATGAACCTTTGTGGGGTGAGTTTTGGAAGAAGGAAGATTTACTTGCCGTAAAGGGAAGTTTGTCAGTTGGTAAGTGGGAAGCTCAATGGCAGCAGAATCCTACGAGCGATGTTAGTGCGATAATTAAGCGTGATTGGTGGAAGAAGTGGGAGAAGAAAGAATTACCTGCTTTGGAATATGTAATGCAAAGTTATGATACGGCATTTAGTAAACAGGAATCAGCGGATTATAGTGCGATAACAACATGGGGTGTTTTTTACCCAAAGGAGGGTGAACCCCCAAACATTATTCTCGTTGATGCGAGAAAGGGTAGATGGGATTTTCCAGAACTAAGACGGAAAGCTTTAGAAGAATATAAGTATTGGGAACCAGAAATGGTTTTAATTGAGGCAAAAGCTTCGGGTATGCCATTGACCCAAGAACTGAGGCAGATGGGGATCCCCGTCACTAATTATTCTCCCAGTAGAGGAAATGATAAGATAAGTCGAGTAAATTCTATTGCACCTTTGTTCGAAAGTGGGTTAGTATGGTGTCCAGATACATCATGGGCTGAAGATGTTGTTGAAGAGTGTGCAGCGTTTCCTGCAGGAGAACACGATGATTATGTTGATACAGTGTCACAAGCTTTGAGAAGATTTAGAGAGGGAGGGTTTATTACCCACCCAGAGGATTATCAAGATGAAGATCCAATACCTAAAGAAAGGATTTATTACTAATGGCTATTTCACCACGTCCAAGTAATGTAGACCGCTCGCTTGTAGAAGCCCCGAATGAAACATTGAGTTTAGAAGAAGATGATTTACTGGAACAAGAATCTCAGCAGGTAGATTTTGAAATAGAAGAAGATGATGAAGGTGGTGTAGAAATAAAATTTGGCGATGAAAAAACCCCTATGGGTGGTGAGCCAGAAAACTTTTTTGATAATCTTGTAGATAATTTATCTGAAGATAGTTTAAATGAAATTTCCGATTATATATTAGATTCTGTAGAAGAAGATAAAAATAGCCGTTCTGAATGGGAAGAGGGTTATACAAAAGGATTAGATTTACTTGGTTTACGTTATGAGCAACGTAGTGAACCTTTTGAGGGTGCGACTGGAGTAATTCACCCTATGTTAAATGAAGCTGTTACTCAGTTTCAAGCTGGGGCATATAAAGAGATGATGCCGAGTGGTGGTCCAGTGAGAGCTCATATAGTAGGAACTTCTACCCCAGAAGTTGAAAAACAAGCAAAACGAGTAACTGAGTACATGAATTATATGGTTATGTACCAGATGGAAGAATACGAGCCTGAGTTTGATCAGATGTTATATTTTCTAGGTCTTGCTGGTAGTGCGTTTAAAAAGGTTTATCGCGATGAAGTATTAGGTAGACCTGTAAGTAAGTTTATACCTGCTGAGGAATTAGTAGTACCTTACACAGCAACTGATTTACGCAGTGCTGAGAGAGTAACGCATACTATAAAAATAAGTGAGAATGAACTTAAAAAACAACAACGGAATGGAATTTACAGTAATGTAGATATGAAAGGTAATTCTGCTGAAGAAGCTGACCAAATTACCGATAAGTATAATGAAATTTCGGGTACGAGCAGTAATTCTTATGATGAAGAATTTACATTGTACGAGTGCCATTGTTATTTAGACATAGAAGAATATACAGATAAAGATGAACAGGGTGAAGAGACTGGCATAAAGTTACCATACATTGTAACTGTTTGTAGTGATACAAGTGATGTGTTGAGTGTTCGCCGTAATTTTATGCCAGACGATATACAAAGGCAGAAGATTCAACATTTTGTGCAATATAAATTTACTCCAGGATTAGGGTTTTATGGTTTTGGATTAATTCATATGATAGGTAATTTAAGTAGAACAGCGACAGCGAACCTCAGACAGTTGATAGATGCAGGTACATTGAGTAATATGCCAGCAGGATTTAAAGCAAGAGGAATGCGAATTGCAAATGATAGTGAACCTTTGAGTCCTGGAGAATTTAGAGATGTAGATGTTCCGGGAGGAGATTTACGTTCAGTATTAATGCCTTTACCTTATAAAGAACCAAGTAGAACTTTATTTGAATTAATGGGATTTGTTGTATCGGCTGCACAAAAATTTGTAGGCACGAGTGATATTGGTGTAGGTGATGGTAAACAGGAGATGCCAGTTGGAACTACAATCGCTTTACTTGAGCGTGGTGCTAGAGTAATTAATGCTGTGCATAAAAGATTGCATGCTTCTATGAAGATAGAATTAAAAATGCTTGCGAAGCAGTTTGCACAAGACCCTGTACCTTATCCTTATGAAACAGGTGTTGACCAACAGATTAAAGCACAAGATTTTGACCAACGTATTGATGTACTTCCAGTAAGTGACCCTAATATTTTTAGTATGTCGCAAAGAGTAATTTTAGCTCAAGAACAATTAAAATTGGCTCAAGCTGCACCAGAAATGCACAATATGTATGAGAGTTATAAACGTATGTATGAAGCTTTAGGTGTAGGTAATATTGACCAAATATTAACTCCTAAGCCACAACCACAACCAAAAGATCCTGGAACAGAAAACCAAGAAGCGAGTGATGCTGCTATAGGACAAAGTAAATTGACTGCATTTCCTGAACAGAACCATGATGCACATATTGCAGTACACCAGATATATATGCAAAGTCAAACGGCTAAATTACAACCAGCAGTATTGATGACATTAGAAAAACATATATATGAACATTTAGCGTTGAAAGCAAAAGTAATGGTAGAGCAGGAAATGGCACAACCACCTATGGATTCAGCGATGGATCCAGCTATGGCACAACAGGCACAACCAGATCCAGTAGCTATGGAAAATAGAATATCAGAAGTACAAGCAGAATTAATGGCAGAATATTTACAAGCGAACCCACCAAAAGAAAGTGATGACCCGTTAGTAGATATTAAACAACAAGAGTTAGATTTAAGAGCTCAAGAACAGCAACAAGATGCTATGCAAGACCAAGCTAAGTTGCAGTTGGATAAACAAAAAATGGATGAATCTAATGCGATACAAAGAGAGCGTATCCAAACTACTGAGGATATTGCACAAATGAGAGCGAATATTGCATTACAAAGGCAAGCCCAGAATGCAAATGGTAAGGCAGGACAATAATGGCATATGATCCTAGTGATTTTGGACAAAACGACCCTACTGAATCAGCAGCAGCCGTCGGTAACGCTATGGGTGGTAATTTTTCAGCTAGTGATTTTGGTCCGACTAATCAAGACTTAGACCCTTTTGGGGGTAAGGGTACACAAGATGTCACTGTTACAGATGGTAAGACTCCTCCAAGTGGGGGTGGTATTATGAGTGTGTTCCAAAAAGCAATAGGGTATAAACCTAATGTAGCTTTGAGTACTAATTTATATAATATGATGGTTCCTGGACAAAACACTCCTTTAGGGGCTTTATCTTTTATTGCTGGTCCAGCGTTTGGTTTAGATAGAGCGACACAACTTGGTTTGAGTTTAGCAAATAGAGGAATAGGCAGTATTAATAATCCGTTTGGTGGAAAAACTCAAGCACAAATAAATTCTACCCCTGTTTATAATATGGGTAGACAACCTGTTGGTCCTCCAACAAACACAAACATGGGAATAATGACTAATTATCAAGTTGCTGGGCTTCCATCTATTTCTATGCAATCATTACCTGAATTATATAGCGATAACTTTTACGAATAGGAGATAACAATGGACGATCAAAGAATAGCTGATTTAAAAAATCAAAGAGCAGAACTAGACCCAAACAATCCAGATCATGATGAGATTAAACAAATTATAGATG